GTCTCCGGCACGAAGAAGGAAAAGCGGCCCGAACTGAACCGGCTCCTTAGCGATTGCGCTGCCGGAAGCATCAACCTGGTGCTAACCAAATCGGTATCCCGGTTTGCACGGAACACCACGGATCTTCTGGAAATGGTGCGTAGCCTGACAGCAATCGGGACAGACATTTTCTTTGAACGCGAGAATATCGATACCCGCACGATGGATTCTGAATTCCTGCTGACCATCCTGGCATCCCTGGCGGAGGATGAGAGCCACAGTATTTCTGCAAATTGCCGCTGGGGCCTTCAAAGGCGATTCCAAGACGGGTCATATCGGGCAGCAAACGCTCCATACGGATATGACCTTGTGGATGGTACGTACACTATGAATTCTGAAGAAGCAGAGATCGTCCGGGAAATATTCAGGAGAAGGATCGAGGGGGAAACCACAGGGCAGATCGCAAAAGAACTGAACCGAAGGAACATCCCGACCAAGCGGGCCGGGGAGGTGTGGAAAGGGAAAGAGGTGTCCGGAAAATGGACTTCTCAGCGCATCCTCATGCTGCTAAAAAATGAGGCTTATATAGGTGATCTGCTTTTGCAGAAATGTTACACGGACAGCAGCTTCCAAATGAAAATCAATTACGGAACTTATCCGCAGTATTACCTGAAAGACCATCATCCAGCCATCATCAGCAGGGACGATTTTGATACCGTGAAAAATCTATTGCTGGAGACTGGCTGGGGACGGCCGAAAGAAATCAATCACCACACTTTCACAGGGATGTTGTACTGTGAATACTGCGGTTCCGTCTTTTACCGCATTGTAAACCGGAGAGGAAATGCTTACTGGGTCTGCAAGAAGCATAGGCACAAAGCATCAGACTGTCCTTCGATTCCGGTAGCTGAAGCAGAAATTGAAGAAGCTTTCATCCGTGTGATGGTGCGGCTGAAAACCGCTGAAGCCGTAGCTTCTTACAAGGAGAGGATAAAACAGGAATTCCGGGAAGAAAATCTGCAGGTGATCACAGAACTCGAAGGACGTCTGGAAGAAATCGACAAGGAAATACATGGATTTGAGAGGGCAAGGCTGCGGGGAGCGGCTGACGCGTCCGGATACCTGTCCCAGCTGAATAAACTCCGGTCTGAGCGGATGGAGATAGAAAGCCAGCTCGGACGGATGGGAGATAAGAGAATAACAGAAACCGAGGAACTGCAAAAGCTGGTAAACAGCCGATGCGGTTCCTTTGTTTTTGAGGAAGATACATTCCTGGGCACCGTTGAGAAAGTGACCGTCCATGGCCGGGAGGACTTCACCTTCCATTTCCGCTGTGGGCTTGAGGAAAGGAGCGGCAGATGATTGCAGCACAAATGAACAGCGCATCACGGGTAAGGGTGCTCCGGGGGAACCCGGTACAGCCGACAAGAAGAGGACAGAGGCAGGAAACGGCTACAGAGCCAAGATTGAAAAAACGTGTGGCTGCCTACTGCCGGGTTTCGACTGACCATGAAGATCAGGAGACATCCTTCGAAGCGCAGCAGAAGCATTTCAAGAGCCTGATCAGCGAGAACCCTGCATGGGAGCTGGTCGGAATCTATGCGGATGAAGAATCCGGAACCAGGGCTGCCAAGCGGGACAACTTCATGCGGATGATCGGCGACTGCGAAAGCGGGAAGGTCGACATGGTGCTTTCCAAGAGCATCAGCCGCTGGGCGAGGAACACACTTGACTCCCTGAAATATATCCGGAAGCTGAAGGCACTGGAGATACCGATGATCTTCACCAAAGAAGGTATCAACACCATGGACTCCTCCGGGGAGCTTCTGGTCACGATCATGAGCAGCATAGCACAACAGGAGAGCGCCAGCATTTCCCAGAACGTGCAGATCGGTGTGCGCTACCATTACCAGGAGGGGAAGATCTGCTCCGGGGTGCACAGGCTGCTCGGCTATGAGAGGACGCCGGATGGTTCCCTCGCCATCGTTCCGGAAGAGGCAGAAATCGTCCAGCGCATTTACCGGGATAACCTTGACGGCTACAGCATCAAGCACATCTCGGAGATGCTGCAGGAGGAAGGCGTGGATGGGAGCAAGACAACCGTGACCGGGATCGAGATGCCGAGAGTGTGGAGCCCGAGCGGGATTCAGTACATCCTTGAGAACGAGAAGTATGCCGGAGATTTGCTTTTGCAGAAGTACTACACGGTTGATTTCCTGACCAAGAAGGTCGCGAGGAATACTGGGCAGCTCCCGCAGTATTTTGTCGAAAACAGCCACGACCCCATCATCCCTAAGGAGATTTTCCTGCAGGTGCAGGACGAGATGGCAAGGCGCAGGCACTTCTGGCAGGACTTCCGCTACAGCCACAGCAATGCGCTGGCGAGCAAGGTCTACTGCGGAAACTGCGGTTCACCCTACCGGAAGGTACAGGGGACTTGGCGGTGTGAAGCTAAGCTGAACAAAAAGAGGCATCCCGGGATTGACTGCACCATGGAATCGGTGAAGGATTCCGAACTTCGGGAAGCGCTGGCTGCCGCCTTTAACCAGCTCCCGGAAAGGAAGATGGAGCTTGTCCGTCTGGAAGAACGCCTTCATTGGGGCGGCCTTGTCCGGGCCGATGAGGTACTGCAGGCACTGGAAGAAGAGATCGAAGCGGTGCAGGCAGCAGCACAGGATGCAGAAGAAACCGAAAAGCCGGAAATCAACCGGAAATTGAGGGACTTGCAGGGCAGGTGGGCGGAGGCTTCCGAACAAAGGGCCGTTTACGCCGACAAAGTCTTACAGATCAGGAACCTCACAGACCGCCTCAAGGTGATGGAAGAAGGGCAGGATCGATACGCCTACCTCTTAAGCCCCACCGGCAAATGCGACAAGGCAGAGACTTTCTACCGCCTTACACGCCCCGCCTGCGAAGAAGGGCGCATCACGGAATGCTCGGAGGACGATATCATCCGCTACCTTGAGCGGGTGGATATCTACCCCGACCGCATCACTGTGACCTTCAAAGCCGGGATTGCTGTGGAGATTGAAAGAGCGGAATAAACAAACCCCACCAGCCTGCTGCACGGGCATCCAGATCAGGAAGCCTGTGCGGCAGGTCTTTTTTGTTTTCATCCGCCGGGAACGCTTAAATATAGGAAGATACAGAGCGTTAGCTTTCTCAGGGAAAGAAGGGGATTTCCTGCCGAAGTCAACGAAATAATTTGGCAAAAAGCGCAGAAATCCGGGACTTTCGTTGCAACATGAACATTGTTTTGCGAAGTAACGATAGTGGGTGGACTTCCACTGGGAAGTGGACGGGAAGGAGTATGAATTCAGTATTCCCGGTGGCGGATTTGTCAGTCTGCAGCACCTCGTTGAAGTGCTTGGAATAGCGAATACTGATATACAGCCAAAACACGTCGGATGGTACGGAGAATAGCCGGGACTTCTCCGAAGACGATGATGAATACGGCTTAGAAGAAGCCATCAACCTGAACAACGTACCCGTGAGCGATAAGGCACGGGAGTTCGTAGAGGATGTTGCGAGTGTGGAATTCTCGACTCCTTCTCTGCTCTGGGTAGGAAAGGTTGAGGAAACGGCAACAATTGGCGTTCTGAAAAATGCAAACGGATTGGAATGTCAGTACAGTGTAGAACTGACAGAAGAGCACATTAACGAAATCAATGAAAGCACAGTCGTAGAAGGAGACTGGGCTCTGATTAGTGTGCAACCATTTGAGAGCGAAGAAACACTGACTGTTTCCATGAAAAATGGCGAACAGTTTGTAGTGAATGTGAAAGATGCACAGCAGATCAAAAAAGTTATAACCACTGCCGACAAGACCTTACAGGTAACGGTTGAAGTTCACAATGAGAACGATATTAACCATTTTGAAGACCTGCGGGTAGAGGAACTCGCCGAAGATACCGATGCATATAAGGAAGCCTATGAAGCGGTAGTCTCCTTAAAAGGCGAAAATGATGAAGACTTTGACAGAGAAAAGTGTGGGTTCCTGGCGACGGATATCGAACTGCTTGATAAAGATGGAGTGGCATTTGAACCGGAGGGCACAGTTTATGTAAAGATGGAACTGCTTCGTCTCCCGGCAGAAGAATCAGTTCTGACATCTACCATGGAGATTCAGCATCTGGCTTTACAGGATGGAAAGATTGATGTTCAGACAGTGGCATCAGGCGAGAGTATCACGAAAGTGGATGAAGTGATTACTGCTGAGTTTTCTGTAGAATCCTTCTCCACATTCACATTGACGTGGACAAACGAAGGAACAAGT